GAGGGGTTCAAGGATTTTATTTTTGTAGTTGCAGGTGAAGATGAACCTGCAGTTACCAGCAAACTCCTCAATAAACGCCCGTAGGAGGAGTTGTACATCATTGGAGGTGTTATCTGCTTCATCAATGATGATGACTTTGTGTTTTGCAGTTGCTGTAAGCGAGACGGTCGAAGCGAAGTTCTTCGCATTGTTTCGGACAGTATCCAAGAACCGTCCTTCATCGGATCCATTGATGACATAAACGTCTGCTCCAAGTTCATTACACAGTGCCTTTGCTACTGTGGTCTTACCAATACCTGGTGGACCAGCAAGAAGCATATTAGGAATCTCTCCTTTATCTAGGAAGTCTTTAAAAGTCTTTTTTGTTGATGCTGGAAGAATACACTCATCAATAGTCTTAGGTCGATATTTTTCAACCCAGATAAAATCACTCATAATATTGTTTTGGGAATAAACCAATAGGATACAGATTGCCAGTATTTTCCAAGCAAATATGCTTTATAAAAATCCCGGAGATCTTTCAAACCATTACGATAATCTTTTGGATAAATCGTAATACTCATAATACAGAATACCACAACGTGGAAGAAATTTCCAGCAGGGTGATGTCCTAATTGGAAACCAAGAAGTCTGGCTTCATCATTAATACTAAATCCAAGATCAAAATGTGTATGAAGTTGATCGTGGAGTTTAGTATCTTCACCTATTCCTGGTATCCAATTCTCTAAAAATTGAATATAGGGATCAGGTTCCATAATAAGAAAATAATTTACTTACTCCAATAGTAACAAGAAATGAAAGCATGATTACCATATCCCACATTCGATGTTTGATGAAGTATGGAAGAGTAAATACGTCAGCAAATAAATGCACTATAACTCCAGACAACACACTCACGTAAATTATAGTGAAGTGAGAGCAAACAATTAGAGTGCATCCAATCACTCGCATTCTATTCAAAAGTTGAGTCTGGTTCAAGAGCAATATAATAAGTAAGATTGTACTTGGTGTTTGTAAACTTTGAAAGAAGTTTAGAAGAAACAACTACATCATAGGCACCAGGAATAATCTTGATGTTTTCTACTTTGAAGTTGAAGGTGAATTCTTTTTCAGTTTCACCAACAACGATGGCATATTCGTTAGAAGTATCATTCTTCTTGTCACGAACAACCAATTTAATTACTCCTGCTTCGCCAACAGCACAGAAATCGGGAAGTTGATAAACTTGTGCTGCCTTGATTAGTTTTTCCAGAGAAGAACTATCAAGTTGGAAACAAACATCCTGAGTAGGAAGTGTAATATCTTTCTCGGGTGGAGAAACAATTACAGCGGGATCAGCATAGAAATACTTAACACGACGCTTACCTTCTTTGATACTAAGATAAGAGTCTTCCCTGAAATCTAGGTCAGGATCCTGATGAAGACTAAGACCATTGAGGAACTGATTGAGATCGTAAATGGCAAAATCCCGAGGAAAATCTTCTTTGATATCTGCTTCTGCCAAGATGTTCTTAGCAACAGAAATAGTGCGAAGACGACTACCTTCTTTTACCAGAATCGAGTTATTGATACCAGCAAAGTTCTTAAGAACAGTGAGGGTGTTGTCAGACAGTTTCATTGTATTAGGATTCAATTTCATTACTGGGGGTAAGTTTCACGCTTAGCGTTTTTGTCGTTGAAGTGCATCAGAAGAACTGCATAATGTAGAATCTTCATGATATCACGGCGGGCAGTGCCTTTCTTATCATAACGAGAGGCATACTTAAGGATGTTGCTACGGCAGAATGCTTCACCGTCTCCACATGCTTCAATTAGATCCAGAGTTTGAATTTTATCATCACCAGCAGAATAATGCTGATTGTATGTGCCAGTAATATATTCTTGCAACTCTTCGAGGATTACATCCTCACTGTATTTGAACTTATTCGATTTTGCTTTTTCGTCCATGTTAATAATAAAAGTTGATGTGTCATTATCATCAAATGTAATAATGTCGTCATTCATAGCATCATAAAGAAAACTCCAAGCATTAGTCATTATATCATTCCTGGGTGAGATTGGCAACATCATTTTCTACAGGCATCTCGAAGTCAGCATCAACTTTGTCATACAGTTCCAGGAATGCTTGCTTGGTCTCATCATCGAAACGATTCACACAAACTTGAATTGCCTTTGCTTTGTCTCCGAAGATGCTGTATGCCTTCACAATGTGAACCAGGCGGCGAGTGCTGATGATTTCCTCAATACCACCATCATAGAAAGTCTTGCGGATGATATCTGCCCAGTCTGCAAGTCGCTTACAGAAGTTCTCGTCGTCACAGAGTTTGTTGAGAATCTTGGTCTCAGTAGCAGCAGTAGGATACTCCTGCTCAAAGGTCACTGGGAATCGCTCAAGGAAGGCTTCGTTAAGCACGTTAGTTCCAATGAATCGCCCGTCGTCGCTACCTTTACCTTTAGTGTTTGCTGTGGCGATGACGTTGAATCCACTTGCAGGGTCAACTCGCCGTCCGATTTTCTTAAGAAAAACTCCTTTTCCTTCAAGGATAGATTGGAGACAGAGAATTTTATTAGAGGCAAGGTCGATCTCGTCAAGGAGCAATACAGCTCCTCGCTGGAGTGCTTGAATAACTGGTCCATCGTGCCAAACGGTTGCGCCATCGACAAGGCGGAAACCGCCAATAAGATCATCTTCATCAGTTTCGATAGTAATGTTTACACGGATAAGTTCCCGACCCAACTGAGCACACGCCTGCTCAACTGAGAACGTTTTACCGTTACCAGAAAGACCCGTAATGAACGTTGGATAAAATACACGGGACTCAATAATTTTTTTAATATCAGTAAAGTTACCAAACTTGACGAAGGAATCATCTTTCTGAGGAATAAGGTTTTGCTCAACTGCAGGCATAGCAGGAGGTGCTTGATAGTTTTGCTCAAGTTTTTCTTGAACTGTCAGATTCCACTTGCCACGTCCTACTTTATAATCTTCAAGTTTTTTAGATACAGTGGCATAAGTAGTGCCGTTCATTGCACACCAAGCACGAACGTCTCCAGTAGTTACAGATTCGCCGTAGACGGATTGAAGAGAAGTGATGATGTATTCGGCGGAAAGTGCCATGTCCTTTGTTTTAACTGAATTAATTATACAAAAAAAGGGGGCACTGTGGAGTGCCCCCTGTGACAGTTATCAAACTGGTTCACCCCAAAGATTCCAGTTCTTCAATTAATTTTGCTTTGCTATGGCGCTTATCGAGTTCAACACCCATAGTTCTACCTAGTTCCTCTAACTCATCCTTTGTCATTTTTTCCAAAGGACTTGCCTCGGTTAGGACTTCCTCTTGAGGGGTAATAAGAACTTCTTCTACGATAGGTTCAGGAGCAGGTGCTGCTCCTCCTTTCAACAAATCACCGAATCTAGACATTTTCAATAACCTCCTTTCTTTGACTTTTTCTTTTTGGAACCACAGGAACCTTCAATGATTTCAGTTCTCTGCTCATCAGTAAGAGTAAGCATCTGCTTGAGTGCTTCCTCTTCGGTTGCACCTTCACCGATCAAATATTCTTTGATGGTATCAAATACATCAACTTCCTCCATTCTTGCTCTATTGCGAGCACCCATACGCACGGGTTTCTTAACAACGGGAGCAGCTTTAGCGGCAGCCTGCTTGTCTTGTTGAGCACGAAGGGCACTACCAGCAGGTGCTGGCTTATTCATTTTTTCTGGTGTGTTAACACTCTTGATAGCAGCATCAACAGATGCTTGCTTTTGTGCTGCAGTAGGATTGCTCTGTGCTTGAGTTGGTTTTTCAAGTTTAAAATCCTTATTAGCAGCACCTTTAGCTGCCATCTTCTTACCATATGCTGCAGCAGCTCCAGGATCAGACGCTCTCAAACGATCATACTCTCTATTAACTGCCTGCTGATCCTTATTCAGAGTAGAATTAGGACCATATGCCCTATCTTTAGCGGTTAGTGGTGCCTTATTTGCCAACACTGTTGGTGTTGGCTTTTTAAGTTTATCATTCTGTGCAGGTCCAGTAGGAGATCCTACTTTAATATTTTGACCAACTCTGTTTGTATTTGCCTGAGCAGCAGGACTTGCAGATCTTCTAGCAAAGATACGATCTCGCATACTCAAAGCACCGCGAGATGGGCTAGTAGGACCACCACTATTTCCTTGTGCTGCTGCGGCAGCTGCAGCAGCTTGCCTATTGGCACGAGCAGCAGCACCACGCTGATTACGATTTTCTTCAAGTTCCTGAGTTTCCTCAGAAATTACTTCTTGCTCTTCAGTCTTATAGACGGAAGAATATGCTTCCATCATTGATTGGACTTCGTTTCCTGTAATTCTTTCCATTAATCAGTTCTCCGTGATGAGTTCGAACCACTGCTCGCTCATTCCACTGATGATGGAATCTGCGGACTCTACATCGGTAGCGTAACCTTCCTCAATGAGGTGTGTTACAACCTTTTCATAGATTTCCTTTGTCTCTTTTAGTTTTTTGGGGGAAGGTTTCATCGTAGACAGTTTTTCTATACACTTATTTATTCAAGCGATTAGTTCAATAAACTCTCCAAGAACTTTCTTGTTCATCTTTTTGCTTTTGAGACTTTTAACAAAGGCAGATTTGATCTTTGCTTTTGTTGCTCCATCATCAACATCAAACTCCGAATCATTGGCAAGGGCAGTCGCAGAAAGTGCAAAATATTTTTGATATCCAGCATCATGAAGTGCGAAAGCACGCTCTTTCTTCCACACTTTTTGAATCTTTTCAAAGTTAGAACCCCATCCAGTATATCGACGAATAAAACCACCAGCATCACGAGATTCCAGAACACGGATACCAATGAAATTTACATCAGTGAAACTATCACGAAGATCTCTGAGGAATACATCACTCATCTGCCACCACTCACCATCAAAAGAATAAGTGTTACCGGTCTTACGATTTCTAAGAAAAGCATTTGATTGAACAGCACCAACTCCAAGATAGGGTTTCTCCTCCCAATGGCGCTTGACTTCACGATGATACTTCATACCACCAGCTTCCCCATCAGAGAGAACAACGCATTGTACTTTTTGAACTTTGTTTTCTTGCTTAAATTGTGGAATAATTTGATGTAGAGTAATAAATGCTTCATTGAGGGGAGTCCCAGAAAGTCCCAATCCAGTAGGAATAAGAACTCCACCCCAGCGATTCATACCCCAGGAAAGACGATAAAAGTTAAGCATTTGCTGCTCAAGTTCTTTGAGTTTTGTTTTAGATGTAAAAATATTCATCATACTAAACCAAGCATTCACACAAATCAAACCTTCACGCTTAGTGTACGCATGATCAGCAGAACTGTATCCGTTATTTGGTTTTGGATACTCATTAGTGAAAGCATAAACTTCAAAAGGAATTGATACTTTCTTACAGAACCACATCAAGTTAAACAATTGCTTGAGAGTATCTTGGAGAACAGAACCCATAGAACCACTCCAATCAAGAACAAATACCAATCCATGATTCTTACCATCAGCAAGAGTGGTAACTTTCCTGAACAAATCTTCATTGTATTTGTAAGTGTGTAGTTTGGAGCAGTCAAGAACACCAGTGCGAGCAGTTGTAGCACGAGCATAAGAGTCTGCTGCTTTCTTGCACTCAAACTCTTTTACGAGATAGTTGACTTCTTTCTGTGCAGATTTTTTGAACTTCTTAAACTGATCATCAGCAGAAGCAAAAAATTCATCCTTAGTGGTTTCCAATCTTTCTTCTGCCCATTCATCCCACTCATTAAAACGAGAATGAATTTCAGAATTAGGAATGATAACTTCATCCAGTTTCAATTTAGGCAGTTCAAGATACACATTCTCCCAACCTTGATTTGAAGCAAGGTCTTTCAGAGCATCTTCCAGGTTCTGGGCAGTGGAAACTTCAAGTTCATCATCATTCTCAGTTCCACCATAGGAATCACTATCTGTAGGTTCCTCAGAATCAAACTCATCAGAATCATCATCATTAGATTCAGGTGCTTCGTTAGTTCCGTCAGAAACACTAGAAGTACTTTCCTGAGAATCAGTTTCGGGTTGATCTTCACCTTCACTCTGACCACCCTGAACTTGGAGGTCATCGGTCTTGGTTTTCATCTCTTGCTGTTGCTTACAGTATTTGTAAAGTTCTTCGGCAACATCAAGAACATCATCAAAAGTCTCAGCGTCAGAAATCTTTTTAATCAGAACACTTTCTTGAGAATTGAAATCAATATCAACAAAACTACCAATCTTGAAATAGAGATTTGCCTTATCGGCAAGATTCATCTTATTAATGTCATCATTTTCAATACAGAAAAAATCTTCATCAGACAATTCCTTGTAACCACGATAAAAAGTTTTAGTGATGCCAGCGTAACGACGCTTCATCATTTTTTCAATACGAACATCCTCAACAATATTCACAAACTGAGGAGAAATTTTACGATCCTTGAACCAATCACTGTCAGGGGTATAGAGGGCATGTCCTACCTCGTGAGCAACAAGCATGTCATACACTTGAGAACTTGCCTTTTCCCAAACGGGCAGAGTCAAAACACGAGTATGAACGTTGAACTGAGCAGTTTCAACATACTTGTTCTCAACCACTAAGTCTTCAGTCGCAAGGAGTTTGGCAAGTTGAGACTTGATTTCGTGGTGGATCATCGTTTTTCTTTCGTATGAACGTATTATACAAAAGAACCTCGCTTGTTAGGCGAGGTCATGTGACGCTTTTTAAATTGTCTCAGTGCCTCCCTCCTCGCTCGCATAGCTTGAGGTTTGAGGGTGCGCTTCCTGTCTTTTTTGGAGTGGTGTTGCCAGTTGGGTAGTTTCATGATTTTATTTATTACCAAGCCCAACAAACGGCAGAATATCGTTCTCCTTTTGTGGGTTCTTTAACTCCATGTGGATACATGAAGAGTGATGGAAATAATACTATATCACCTTTACCCAATTCTAGTTCATAGTTGTCCCAGAAATACAACTGTCCACCTTCATAATCATCATTAAAGTTAATTATAACACTGATAACTGGAATACCCTTTAAATTACCATCAAAAATAGAGTGTATATGATCATGATGCTGTTTCATCATTTTACCAGGTTGATACCTGTTAAATCTCAATCTAGAAAATTCAAATGCTATATGTTGAGTTTTAATGCAATCAAATTTATATTTTTGATTATATTCAATAAATGCAGAATGTAAATATTTACTCAAATTTCCCTGCATTTCATCAGATAAATCAGGCAATATATCTAATTCCTTCTCTTCAGGTCCTTGCTTTCCTTCTAACTGATTATACCAGATGTGAGGAATCCAATCACCAGTTTTTATATAGTTAAGTACATCATCACAAACTAATTCTGGTATAAAGTTCTTTTTATGAAAGATAAAATCTTTTAATTTTGATTCTGGATTATTTTTATTCATTTTTCAACTATTCACATCTGAGGAAATTTTACGAGAAAATCCTTTAATTTTGTCAAACATTATAACACTTTCAAATTTGTCACGCATATCCTGTTTGTGAGATATAACAAAGATGTTGGCATCTTTAATAATATAACGGATGATTTTTAGAAACTCATCAGTTCCAAATCCATCAAGTGAAGAATCAAATACTTCATCCATAATCAGCAGGTTGGTGTTAACAGAATTTTTGACACGCGCTACTTCACGCCAAGTGAAGAGAAGGGCAAGGTCGATTCTCATCTTTTCACCTTCACTAAAGGAACTATACGAGAAATCTTCATGTATAGGGGACTTCACAGTTTCCTTAAATTCTTCATCAAGATGGAAATTAATGTAAAAATCCATCATCTGAAGATAGCGATTAACCTGCTGGTTTATGAATGGAAGATACTTTTTTATGATCTTCGTTTTAACTCCATCGTCTTTGAGCAGTGAATATGCAAAATCGTGATGAACGATTTCTTCTTTTTTATCAGATAACTCAACAAATGTGTGAGCTAAATTTGTCTTAAATTCGTCTAACTTTTCATGTTCAGAATTTCGGTTTGCAAGGTTTTCGGTAATAGTTTGAATTTCCTGTTCAAGATCTCTGATTTGTCGTTGATTTCCGCTAACCCTAGTATTGTTCTGAGAAATGCCATGTGTTAGATTCGTAATCTCCTTAGAAAGTGCATTGAATTGACGTTCTCGTTCTTGTTCAAACTGGATGGTCGATTCCAACTCATCGAAACCTTCCTTTAGTTCCTTTGCTTTATTTTGAACGTCCTCAATTTTATTTAATCGAAAAGACTCTTCAATATCCTGGGTGCAAGTAGGGCATACCGTATTGTCTATAAAAAACTTATGTTCTTTCGTAATGGCAGATACTTTCTGAGAGATTTTTCCCCGAAGTGTGTTTAGCTTTGATAACTTTTGTCTTGCACCTGCAACATCTTCTTGCTGCTTTGTAGTGTTTTCTAAATCTTCTTGAAGTTTGATGTTTTCTTGAAGATATTCATCAACCTCACTCATAAGATTTGTAATCTTGTTCTTATTTCCATCAATATTTTGCTTACCACGATTTTCCAACTCATCAATGAAGTTTTGTTGCATCTTCATCTTATCTTTGAGTGTTTCTTTCTTCAAATCAAGAGATTTAACTTTTTCTTTTTGAGTACGAATTTTGTCCTTCAGAATATTATTCATCAAAGAGAAAATACGAATATCTAATAAATCTTCAATAACCTCACGACGATTAGCAGTAGTCAACTGCATAAAAGGCACAAAAGTACTACTACCCAAAATTACGATCTGAGTAAAAGACTTGTAATTAACCTTGAGGATATTATTCTCTAAAACCCTTTGCATGGCACGATCATCTGCCTCTCGATGCATTTCAACACCATTTACCACAATGTCAAACACAGTTGGTTTAATACCACGTCTAACAAGATATTGACGACTATTGATTTCAAACTCAATCTCAACTAAACAATCACGCTCATTTGTAGCATTGATCAGTTGAGGTTTGTTAATTTTACGAAAAGGTTTATTGAACAAAACAAAGGTGAGTGCATCTAGCATTGTAGATTTGCCAGCACCATTTGTACCAATGATTAAGTTAGTATTACTTTCTTGAAAGTTTATCTCTGTAAATTGATTGCCAGTAGAGAGAAAATTTTTCCACCTAATCTTCTGGAAGGTTATCATCTAATTCTAAGTCTCTTGGAGGAATCACAATATCATTCGGTGTCACCACCGCATACTTGTAATTATACCTCTTACACGTCAAAATAGCAAGTGCGTCATCAACCTCTATAACATCCATTTCCGCCTCTTCTTCATCCTCCAACTGCATAGCATATCTCTCAGCATCATCTTCATCTTCGAATAATATTAAAACCTTTTCACCATACTTATTGTGTATGGCGTAGGCTCCCTCTTCTTTAGAATCGCTGAGAGTTAAAAGAAACATTACTCTACCTCGCAAGCTTGTGAATAGACTTTCTGAAGGATTCCCTTGATAATAGTGCTATCACAATCAAACTCTGCTTCATCGATATATCGATTTAAAATAGAGATAGTGTTCTCACTTTCCTCAACTTCAAACTCTTCATTCTCTTGAACAGAGAAGTTTTCTACGATCTTTAGGTCTTGAATACCACAGGAATATAACTTATCTATAAACTTTTCAAATTTCTTAGGTTCGGTTTTCTTCCTGACAATGACTTTTACAATTTTACTCACATATTCAGTAGTATCGAATACTTGATATGGAGTATCTTCATAATAGATGTTATAGAAGAGTTTGTATGGATTATTAATATGAGTATGCTCTAAAGTTTTAGTATCAAAAATAGTAAATCCACGAGGATCATTTACATCATTCCAAAACATCTCATAAGGGTTTCCTAAGTAGAAGATTTTTCCGTTGTCTGATCGTGTATGGTAGTGACCCGAAAATACCCGGTTGAACTTCTCAAATAATTCGCACGCCATACCGTCTTCCATGACGTGTCCACGATGCGCTCTAAATCCGTTGAGTTCAAGGTGCCCCATCGCGACCTTGCTAGTTGAATCTTTAATCGATTTGATACTGCTTTCAAAATTTTCTGCATTAATCCAAGGAATGAAAAGTACTTTTAATGTATCTATTAATACTTCACTACATTCAGAATATACTTTTACATTTTTATACTGTTTAAGCAACAAATCTACAGAATTGATTGAGTTTGTATCTTTGTAATAGGCAGTATGGTTACCAACGATAGTATGGACAGTAATGCCCAGTTTCTCTAATCGATCATAATAATTTTCTTTCGCCCACTCCAAAGACCACAAATCAATAGAGCGACGGTTATCAAACGTATCGCCCATATCAATTATGGTATCAATACCATTTTTTTCTAAGTATGGAAAAAATACCTCATCATAAAAATTCTTAAAATACTCATGGAGGAACTTAGAACCCTTACGAGCACCAAAATGCTGATCGGTAATAATAGCAACCTTCATTGGCGATTAGTCTTGTAAGTAATATTATCTTTAATAGTATTATAGTCTGAACTACTACCAGAAAGCAAGCTATCATCAACCATCATTACTTCATCAAAACCAGTGCGTTCGATGATTTTGGTTTTGATTTCCAATTGCTTCTTCTCTTTCTGAATTCGACGTAGAAAGGCGTAATGAATAATTTGCGTGAAGTATGCAAATGGATTTTTAGATTTCTCTGGATCGAAATTATGAATATACTGAACACAGTTTTCAATACCATCAGAGATCATATCATCCCTGAACATATAATTCACAAAATTTGGTTTATAAGATAAATGTGTTGCAATCTTTAAAAAACATTCACCTAGGTAATTAGTAATCTGGGGCTTACCTTTCCAGTGCTTAGAACGATCATCCTTAGTAGGTTCTCTACCATTGATCTCTCTGAAACTATCTGCAACCTTCGCCCTATAAACAATCAGAGCCTCAAGAAGTTCTTTATTATTAACGTAGTGTTCCGATTTCTTTTTAGACATAACATTGTAAGTTTCAATAAACTATCGTTATGTATATTATAACATACTATCAGGGCTTGACAACATTGTGAATTATAAGTAGAATACCTTTGTTAGGTTTGAAGAGGAGAGCTTAGCTTTCTTTAGAGTCTTTACTATTATAAAGATTCTCTAGCATCTTTCTTGCAGCATCTACTGTAGTAATATATCCCATTTTATCAGATATCTTTGTTTTACCGTCTTCATCCCAATCACAATCTTCATCATTTAAATATTTGTTATAGAAAGTGATCATCTTTTTTTCAGTAACTTCTGTCATAGTAACGATTTTATCGTACTTAACAACGTACATATTGTCATCAGACATTTGAATCCATGGTTTTACTTTAACAAATTGACCTACGTGATTACGCATTACTTTCATAATCACTGGGTTCATCAGTAGAAGTATAGGGTCGCCATCATTTTCATCCACACAAACCAGTGAAAATATCTCTTCGCCTGTAACTAATTTAATAACTGCATGAAATTCTTCGCCCATATTAATTTTTTAGGGGTATGTTTACAATATCGTAATTGAAGTTCTCCTCGTTATATACTTTGATCCGTTCAATTAAATGATTAAGTGTGTAGTTTCTCCGTGCCTTGTAGGAAATGTCGTCAGCAATGTCATAGAGAGTTGCCTTTGTCTTGTTATTGCCTTTCCTGAGCACCCTTCCAATAGACTGGAGATTCCGAATTCTAGATTTGGATGGAGAAGCAAAAATAACATTGTGCAGATTCTTAATGTTGATACCTGTACTGAATGTTCCGTATGAAGCGACTATAATCGCGTTGTTTTCCTTCTCGGTAATCTCTCTTACCTTTTCCCGGTCTTCTGTTGCTACACCGCCGTGGACAAAGAACACATGACGTTCTTCCACACTACCATTATTTATCAAATCATAAAGTGGTTGACCGTGACCTTCGACTCTTGAAAATAAAATTAGAGTGTTACCTTTTAGATCGAGAGCAAGATTTCTAATAAATTTATTGCGTCTATCGTGATTGATAATATATTGAACTTCATCTTCAAAGTTTTCAAACTTATGTGCTGGATGTTTTAGTAGAAGAACATTAATATCGAGTTTGGCAACATGTCCCTTCTTCATCAGTTCTTCTGTTCTGATGATTTTATAAGATGGACCAAATAATCCTTCTAATACCCACTTATGAGTTTGGGTACCATCAAGTGTTCCAGTAAATCCGTAACGGAATTTTGCATCTCCAAGTTTTGTCATTATAGATATTAATGACTTGGATTTAAACTGGTGTGCCTCATCCCCAACCACAACATTAAATCTAGCAAAATACTTTCGGGGGAGTTTATAGATGGACTGCCAGGTAGTGATAATAACTTGGGAATCAGTTTCCCTCTCTCTACCAGCGTATATCTTGTGGCAGTATGAACCTACGTCCCAACCATAATCTGCAAAATCTTTATACATCTGTTCTACTAACGAAGTCGTCGGAACAACTATCAGAGTATTTTGCCCGCGCTCAACGTGATATCTCACAAGAGAATATATCATCAGAGACTTTCCAGAAGCAGTTGGGGATATCAACAGCCTTCTATTATGCTTTAAGGCGTCGTATACCCCTTCGATTTGATACTCTCTAGGAGCATATTTACTAACGGATGTCATATAATCTTTCACACCTTCCTTTGAGATCATATCATTGACCTCAAAAGGAAGACCATAGAACTTGTTCTCTACAAACTCGTAAGAGTATTCATGGTCTTTACAAAATTGAATAATCTTATCTAATAACCCTACGTATATCTCTCCATTCTGGGTATTAAATAGACGGATTTTACCATCCCAGTATTTGTTACGATACTGAGGCATGAATTTAGCACCTGGAACATCAAACGTAAATTGATCTGCTAGTTCGTAAAATACGTGTGGTTCCGCTTTAATTTGAAGAAAAACTTCGTTCTTCTTCGATATAATCAAATGAGACATAACCCATAAGGTTCACCTATGGGTATTTATTCGCCTACTTGATACTTGTATTCTAAGATCATACGATAAAAGAAATCTTTCATTTGTTCAGTTCTTGCCTTATCATACTCATCACTAAAATCACCATGCTCTACGTGGCACTGTAATGCCTTATAGACCTGATGACAGTCTCTAATATCCAATTCCATCTGAACGAATGGAACATCTTCCATTTCATTATAATCGCTCTCGTAATCGTAATCACTCATAATTCTCTAAAGTTGTAATCGAATTTCATTCTCTGTAAAGAGTCTCTTAGATATATAAGATGTTCTTGTTCTTCGACAGGTCTTCTAGGAGCACCAGGCCAAGTTCTTATCGTTTCCATTACACAATAATGTAAGAGACGAACATCCTCTATTTTTAAACGAACTTCATAATCATAATCTTTTTCGTTATCGTTATCCATTAGAAACCTGCTTGGAACTTCTGCCACTCAATAGCATTTTTGATCTGGTAGGTCCTGTTTGCTACTGTTTTGATAATTTCTTCTAAAAACTTGAGAGTCGCATCATAGTAGCGAATCTTCATATCTACCTTATTTAACCGTTCGTCTGCATCTAGATAGCGTTGAATAGCATCTTTCTCACGAACTTTATATGGAAAAGGTTCTTCTTCATACACAGCAGGGTCTGCTTTTCCTGTGTAAAAGTTATGACGTTCAAGTTTTACTTTGTTATATTGTTCTCTTGCTCTTTCTCGCAGCAATGTAATTGTATTATAGAGAGTATAATACTTTGAGTGAAGTTGTGGAATCTTCAAAGATTCATCATGTAGATTATCAGGATCGATGACAGCATCTTTCTGCCACATCTCCTGAATTTTATCAAGGTCCATTAAGTAGAAGCGGTCAGTTGATATACAGTATACTTGAATGTTGCCTGTGCTGTAAAGTAATTAACGTCAGTTGATGTAGCATCAAAATCCAGAGAACTAATTGATACAGGAAACATATCCAAGAATTTTACTTTAGCAACCTCATTAAAGTTGCTATTTAAGATACGAAGTGTGCCATCAGCAAACTGCTCATTCATATCTCTTTTACCATCTCTATCAGTTGTTGTGTCAACAAACTGTTTTGCAGTCTCTGGAAATCCGAGACCAGTAATCCAATCATGAACAATTTTATAATTTTCCATATTTTCATCAACCAAGAACTGAATGGTCAAATCTCCATATGAAATTTTTTCGCCTGGGACATCAATATTCTTTAGATATGATGGTTGTGTTGCGGTGTCAAGAGTGATTTCTGGTATTCTAGCAGTGTTACAGAAAAAATCAACCTTTGGATATTTGCCCAAATTAAATTTGAATCCAATGCCAGACAAAAAATTCCTATTATTGATCTGACTTGCCCACGAACAACTATTAGAAGAAGATGATGAACTATAAGACATTTTGATTACCTTGCGTAATTTGCACCGGGAGCATCACGATAATTTGGACCAAGTTCATCACTCTTCTTTTTATTGAACCAAGATCTCAACTGTGAATAAGACTTTACTGGTTGACCATAACGACTTTTACCGGACTTATCTGGTAAAGACGCCCACTCACCACTAAGTTTATTTACTGAACGACGAGTCATTGGTAAATCTAAATTAACTCCTCTATTCCTTATTAAGGATGTTGCTGCTTTATCTTGATTGCTGGGAGTCATTGGAGTTTTTACGCTACCAGTTACTCCTTTCCAGGTTCCTGGCATGAATTGATATTTACCTGCAGCAGCACTGGAATACTTTCCACCATCCACAATTTTATTTGGGTGACCTTTTGTATTATCAAAAGTACCTCCACCAAAAACTACATTATATTGACTATCTTTACCACCATGCTCTGCTCTTCCGATAGTGGATTGATATCCTTTTGTATTGGCAAAACGATTCATGTATCTATTAACTGAACCCACTCTATTGATTGATGGTCCAGAAAGACCAGGAACAGTTGATTTAGTACCTCTACCATCTTTGGTTCTAGGTGCTACACCATAAGCACGCTGAATATCAGCACTAGAATATACAGGTGGAGGAGGAGTTTTTGGAGATTCTTTTTTCTTTTTAAAGAAACCTACAAACTCATTAAAGGTCTTCATTTCATCCCTGAACAATGCTACAACGTGACCATCCGCCGTTTTTTCCGTCTGGATTTTGTATGTGAGCAGTTGCTGCTGCTTTAGTGTTGAATCGATGTCTATCATCAAAATTATCAGTCCACTTATTATCACCAGCATAATATACAGTAATTGATGAATCAAGAAGATTTGGTCTACTAATGTAGTGGTAAGCCATAATCCTATGTTTTTTAAATATTTAGACAAAAAAAAGAGGGTCCGAAGACCCTCTGAGAAATATGTGAACTTGAATCACATGAGGTTGGAAACCTTAACACGTCTGTAGTAACGGTTGGTGTTACGGGTGAGTGCGCCTGCGCCAACAGAGGTGCCTTCCGCGAATGGGTTAGCAACGATTCCGTAGCGAGTCTTGAATCCAATCTTAGGTTGGAAGGTGTCCTGACCAACGGCACGAACCATCTGAAGAGGAACGTATGGGCAGTAGAACAGACCAGCGTCATAAGGAGAAGAACCCTTATAACCAGCAACGTAATACTGGGTATCGGAGCTGTTAGCAGCATAAGGATCGATGTATACACGATACTTACCTGCGAGAACACCAGCGAAGGTGTTACCAGTATCATCAACGTTGAGGTTAGCGTTCAGAGCAGGGGTGTAATCGAGTACGCCTGCCATGGTCAGAGCGGAAGCAACATCTGCGGAACACAGAATCATGTTGCCCTTTCCTCTACGAGTTCTTTGTGCGATTGCGTTAGCATCGCGCTCGATTTGGAAGATAAGACCCTTGAACTTCTCAACACTCCAGCGACCGTTGGAGTCAACGTCGAGGTCGAAAGTTCCGCCGTTAGCAACATTTGCTTGTGCGCCTGGCTCAGCAACGTTGTAGATGGTACGGATAACTTCACGGTTGATCTCGGCAAGAATCTCAGTAGAGAGAATGTTTGCGAGCTCAGCCTCAGCGTTAAGACCGTGGATTGCCTTGAGGTCTTGTGCCAGTTCCAAGGAATACTCAGCTTTGAGTGCTCTGGACTTAGCGGTTACGGTGACCTTTTCAATCGAGAATGCCATCTCGTTGAACGCACCAGATCCATCACCAAGATCTTCTGCCTGACCAGTGCCCATGCCCTGACCTACGTTGTAGGTTGTAGCATCACCAGTTTGAGGAACAGTTGGGTCAAGAAGACCAGGATTAGAACCTTTTTGCGAGTCGGTACCCATACCAACAGCAGCTCCAGTTTCAGAACCGGTGCCAGTTGCGGAACGACCTGCGAATGCGGTATCTGCTTCGCCAAACAATGCTTCGGTACCACCCTGAGTGCTGTACTTAGAACGCATTGCGAAGATGAGTCCAGTAGGACCACTCATTGGTTGAACGCCAGCGAGGTCATATGCGACCAGGTTAGGCATTGCACGTCTGATCAAGGAGATCAGAACAGGGTCAAAACCAGCAACGGTTTGACCACCAGCGGAGGTGTAACCTCCAGTACCAACAGCGTTGGTAGGTGCTTCGGAGAGGAAGTCACGCTCCTCACGAAGGGTTTGCTCTTGGTTCTCCAGCAGGACTGCGGTAACCGCTCTACGATGGGAATCCTTAATAGGATCCATTCCCTCATAATCGAGAACGGGTGCCCACTTCTCCTGCAGAGCCTCGGTATTAGGCATTTGCATTTGAAATTAAACCTCTTAGTTTGTTAGTTTGAACGTTTATCATTTAGAAATCACTTTTTAGCAGCTCTAGAAAGTGTGTTCAGATAAGCTTGCATCATTGGGGAAACCTCTTCAGAGATAACCTCGTTGGTAGAAACCTCTTCTGAAATATTTTCAGAGGTGCTTGGAGTGGATGCGGACTCTGGGAAGTAAGAACTTCTCAGGGTAGTCAGCTTCTCACGATAGTCTGCTTCACTTTCAAACTCAACATTTTCTGCGAGAGAAGCGAGTTTTTCCTTCTGAGTGTCTGCGAGACCTTCAGAAACAGTGGCAAGAATGCCATCTGCAGAGGATTCTGCTAATCTACGATTCAGACTGACATTACGCTCAATCTGCTCGTTGAGTTTACCTTCCATTTCATCAAGTTTATCTACCATGCTCTCAAGTACATCATACTTCTCTTCAGGGATAGTTACATAATGTTCTTCAAAAAGACCCTTCATTCCATCAAGGAATGATTCGGTGATTTCGCTCTTGAGTCCAGCTTCAACTGCGAGTGCATTCTCTTGGAACCACTCATCAGCAACGTACTCAAGATAAGAATCTACACGCTCACCAAGTTCTTCTTTGATCGCAACAACTTCTTCAACGAGTGCTTCTTGATAGCTCTCGATAAGTTGCTCCTTGATTGTTTCAACCTTGGAGGTAATTGCGGTCTCAAAAATGGTGCGTGCTTTTGATTGGAACTCTTCAGAAAGTTCTTCACCTTCAAACAGCGCCTGAACGTCTGCTTCGATGTCGATACCTTCTTCTTCGACGAGTTCTTCTTCAGTTTCTTCCGCTTCGGCAACAACTTCATCAGCTGCTACTTCCTCTTCGGAAACAACCTCTTCTTCGGTTGCTTCTGCTTCGGAAACTACTTCCTGGTCTTCGGTAGGCTCAACTTCTGCTTCTTCAGCAGGAGCAGCCTTAGCGTTAACAACATCCTTAACTTGCTTGAGGGTGCCTGCAGGCTCCTTCAGCTTGTTAGAGTCGTCATCGGGTCTTGAATTTTCAGGAGTAGGACCGCCGAGATCTTCAACTGGGATACCAGCTGTAGGCATTGGCTCAGCAGCAGCAGCTCCTTTGGTTACTACGTTTT